ATTTGGAAAGACGCGACTACTTATTCCCGTAACGACAAAGACCGGATCCCTTCCGTCTTCGAATACCAAAACGGGGGGCTTTGTATTACAGTGGTCCGGGGTCACCGTTTCAACCCGGAAAATTGGGTCGTACATTGTCACCAATTGGGGATCGACACGGCGGACCTCAAATTGGAGGTTGCAAAAACCACCCCCGAACAAGCACAAGAAGCAGCAATCGAAATGGTACGGACGCGACTTCGTCGCCTTTACGCCTGTTTGCCCAAAGAAATTAAGTAACCACTAAAAAAACTTTGCTTTATGTCACATGAAATTGATTTTTCGAAAGGATACCCCGCAATCGTAACAGTCGGGAAACCTGCATGGCACGGATTGGGTAAGACCGTAAACAAGATCGAACCCCTGGAAGCACTCAAGCAAGCGGGTTTGGATTTTAAGGTATTGTTGGCGCCCAATATCCACGCCTACCCGGTCGATCCGGCGACGGGGGATCCATACTTCCCCTACCTCATTTCGGAAGAATCCTTCTTCACCTTCCGGACGGATACCGGAAAGGTCCTTGGCGACAAATTGGGCAAGTATTATTCCGTTCTTCAAAACTCCGAAGCAATCGAATTGATAACCCCCCTTTGCGAAATGGGGTTTAAGATCAACGTTGCGGGGGCGCTTCGCCACGGCCGGACGATCTTTCTTACCCTGGAATTGGGGGAATACGTCGTCGGGAACAATGACAAGGTGAAGACTTACCTTGTCTTTACCAATACCCACGATGGAAGCCGGAATATTTACGCCTTTTTTACCGACGTCCGGGTCGTTTGTGCAAATACGTTGCACTTGGCTTTTGAGAAGGACGCCAACGGCAAAAGGTCCAAGGACGTTGTAAAGGTGGCGAAGACGGAACAAGCAATCGAATGGGTTTTACTGGCAGAAAAGCACACCACGAAGGCGCAAAAGGTCTTCGATCAAATGGCCAATATCCCCCTTTCCCCCGAACGCTTCTTCGACTACGTCGGGGCGGTCCTTTTCGACAACGCCGAACGTCGCAAACTTGCGTCCGGGGATCCTTCCTTCCTTTCGACCAGGAAGCGCAACCTTTTGTCCGACTTCTTCCGGTACGCTCAAGAAGGACCAGGACAAAAAGAGTACGCCGGTACCGTATGGGGCGCCTACAACGCGGTAACGGGTTACCTTGGCAACGTCAAGAACTACAAGGATCCTTCGACCAGGACCGAATCTATTTGGTTTGGCGAAAGTGCGAAAGTTTCGGAATTGGCCTTCGCCTATGCTTCTTCGCCTGAAAAAGTCCCGGCATTGTCGAAGTATGTGAAAAAGGACAAAGATTTTTTCCTCAACTAAATAGCTGCAAACTAGGGACTTAGGAACTAAGGGACGACCCGGCGCCGGATCGTCCCTTGTTTTTTAGGCATATTGTGTATTATCTTTACTATGCTTATCACACAAATAACAAAGCAAACGTACAATGGAAGCACAAAAAAAGACCTCCAACAATACCGTTTCAATGTCGCCGGAACAAGTTCGACAAAGGGTAATTGCCTTCGCAAGAAGGATTGCAAACGGACCAAAAGGCGAAAAGCCTTCCGAAATTATGCGCAAAGCGCACGTTTCCGGGGTAACCTTTTCGGCGCTTAAACACGCGCAACTATTCGAGCAAAAGGGCGGGAAATTCATTTTTGCCGGTCCGTTACAAATTGCCTTGGCGGCGAAGCAATTCGAGGAAGCAGCAAGAATAATCCTTGACGCCCGGGAAGTTTACAATTCCTTCCTTGTGGAAGAAAGGAAGAAGCGGGCAATTGCAACCCCTGGAAGCGAAGCGCCGGTAAGCGTCCAAGGGGTGAAATTAGAACTTCCCTTCCACGGGGGACAAAACGACAAGGATCTGAAAGGTACGGCGAAGGATCAACCGGTCCCGGAAGTCGACATAGTTTACAATTATTCCAACGGGGAAAGGACCGTCGAAGCGGTCGAAAGAAAGGGGATCCCCCTTACCTCAACCTATAAAACGAAGCCCGAAGGATACCCGGTCGTCATATCGAAAGACGCCTATTACCACGCAATCGCTTTTTGCATCTCGCAAGGAAGGGTATTGGCGGACGTCGTCGACGAAGCGGTCTTCTTCTTCTTGGCGGATCACCTTTCGAAAAAAGCCGGTCGATAATCCCAAGGGGGCGCTTTGCCCCTTTTCATATCACATAAAACGAATCCACAATGGCAAAAGTGCAATTTACCACGGACCGAACTTTCGAAGTCGCCTTCGCAGAACTCAACTGCCAAAGGGCGGAACAAAACAAAAAGCCAATATCGAAGAAGGCTTTTATTGGCTACTGTTTCGACTTCTTTTTTTCCCCGGAAGTTCCCCCGGCGGAAGGGGACAAAGCGGAAGTCTTTTCCTTCTTTATCTCAAAGATCCGAAGCAATGGCAAGTAAAAACAAACGGCGCTATTTCCGGCCAACGATAACCCTTTGGACGGACCTTTTAACGGGACTTGGTGCAATTGGCCTATTTTTTGTACTAATCGTCGGGGATTGGTCGGTAATAAAGGCGAATTCCGCTTGGATTATTGGCGCCTATGTTTTTGCCTTGGCGCTTTTATTCTTCCGGGTCGAATCAAAAAAAAAAGTAACCAATGAAAAACGCAACGCGGTTTATAACCTTCTTGGCGGCCGGTCTTTGCCTTGCCGTATCCCTTTCCATCGAAGCGGACTTTTATTCCCGTTTCTTGGCTTCGATCCTTGGGGAAGGTAAGTACGTTTGGCTTCCGGTCCTTTCGGCCGTAACGGTCCAAGTTGCACGGTTGGCGACGTCCTGGAATAGCGCTTCTTTCGCGTCCCGGGATATGGTCCAACAAGCAACGGCAAACTTGAGAATTTCCGGAACGATTGCGATATACGAAACGGTCGAAGTAACCTTGTTTGGTCTTGCATACCTGGAAGGAGGAACGGCCGGGGCCTTCGTTCTTTTCGGATCGTTCTTTGTTTGGGTATCGTTCGCCTTGGAAATTATCTTGGTCCGTTCCCTCAACCCGAAGACGATACCTTCCGGAACGTCACAAGCGGAACAACCGGCACCGGAAACAGGAACGGCGGTACAAACTTCCGGAACGTCACAAGCGGAACGAAGGGAACGTCCCCGACCAGGGGGCGGACCGTCCCGGGATCGTTCCACGAAACACGCAAAGCAAGATCTTCCTTTGGCAATCCTGGAAGCAAAGGAACGAATTGCAGCCACGGGACAACGGCCGTCCTACCAAGCAATTGCGGACCTTGTCGGTTGTTCCAAGACTTCCGTTTCCCGGGTATTATCTGGCAGCTAAACAAAAAAATTATGGTACTCCTATTCACTTTAAAAACGCTTGGTGTAATTGTTCTTTTGATCCTTGCCGTTCCCTTTGCTTGGATCCTTGCTTGGTTTATTCCGTTCCCGGGAACCGTATCCGGGTACGAATGGTCCCGGCATTTTAAAATTATGGAACAACTCCGAAACTTGGACAAACGCGCCCGGGGGCTAAACGTCGGAACGATCCAACCCGAACCAGGAAACGAAGTCGACGAATACTTCGCCAATTGTTCCAAATACGAAATGGTCCGGGAATTGTGGCAAATTTCCAAGACCTACCCCGACGCCTACCCCAAGACGGAAAACTATTGGCATGAAATGAGGGAAATTAGGGCAATGGGCTTCCGGACCGTCGACAAGGGGGACGATACTTTCGTCGGATACCGTGGCGACGATCCGACGGAAACGGTAAGGACTTACAAACCAAAGCAGACCGGCGGCAAAATGTCCCGAATCGACCAGGAAATAAACGTCGTCGAATTGGATCCGATACCGTCCGAAGCGGGGACTAAGCCCCCCCCTACCGAAGAAGAACCGTCGTAACTTGTTGAGGGACAATTCCAAAAAAGCCCTACCCCGTCCAACGGAGTAGGGGGGGGGGTAAAAAAACCCCCCTTTTTTTTGCTTTGTCTGATATAGTTGTTATATTTGTATCGTTGGCGGATCCCCCAAGGCAGGGGGCGCCTATTTTGTCACTAAACGACTTCGCAATATGAAACCAAGAATTTTAAAGCGACTTCCCAAGGAGGTTACAAGCGTACTTCGCAATCCCGGTCTTTTCCGTCCGGTAAACGTCGTCGGGGAAGATGCGGAATTAGTGGTCTTGAGATACCACGAAACCAGGAAGCAACGTATTTGGTGGAACGTCCAAACGGGACAACCCATTAACACGGACCAAATATTGCCCCTTCCTTATTCTCCGATTGGCGACGGGACTTATTGGTCCCTTTGGGTACCCGCCGGGGTCGATATTTATTCGCCAACCCCGAAGACCTTTGGTCCTGTTTCCATCCTGGAAGGGGAAGAAGGCGAAGCGGAAGACGCCAAACGATACGAAGCAATTTCCGGCCTTCTAAGCAACGACGACCAGGGGGAAGCACAAACCCCCAACGACGCGACGATCGTACAACCTACCCCCGAATCCGACGACGACGAAGGCGAATTTTGGGAACAAGTAACCCCGATATACAACGGCTTTGCACCGGCGGAACTTCTTTACCGGTCCGATAAATTCAAGGATCGTTATTACTTCCGGCGCCCGGAAGGATCCCCCCCCGTTGGTTACCTTTCAATGACGTCCTTTGTCAAGAAGGCGCTTCCTACTTCCCCTTATTTGCTCAAGTGGTACCAAACCCACGGCGCCCAAGCGGACGAAATGAGGGACGAACGGTCGGAATACGGGACGATTTTACATATCGTTTGCGTCCGGACCGTCATTAACGGGGGCGGATCCTTCCGGGAAATACGGGAAACATTCCGGGAAGCTGCAAAAGCGACGGAAGGCGCCAACGTCGAACAATGGGAAGAAGACGGCGTCCGGGACGTTTTAGCGTTCCTTACCTTCGTAGTCGAAACGGAGGTTGAAATATTGGCGGCGGAATACCCGGTCTATTCCGACAAATACGGTCTTGCGGGTTGTTTGGACTTCGTCGTCCGGATCAAATTTGGACGGGTGAAGGTAAACGCAATCGTTGACCTGAAAAGCGGCCGGAAAGGGTTTTACGAATCGCACGAAGCACAATTGCACGGATACAAGACCGTTTGGAACGAAGATCCGTACCGGCGGGAAGTATTCCCCGTTACCCATGTGTTTAATTGGCGTCCTTCCGCTTGGCGGGATATTCCAAAATATGAGTTGAAGAACCAAACGGAAAGCATTTTCGCGGAAACGATCGAACATCGTATGGAATTGGCAAGGTTGGAAGGTTGGGTCGATCCCCCGAAATTCCGGCAAGTTATCGACGGCGAATTTACCTTGGAGAACTTCGATTGGAAAAACCATATTACTAACCTTCCAATTTTCGGGGAATGATAACAGTAGTTTGTTTTGCCTGGAAGAATTAAACGGGATCTTTGAGGAATTCGACGTCCTTAGTTGGGATGATCCGACACATGAAACAAAAAAGGAAGAACTTTCCGGCAAGTGGTTTAAATTATTCAACAATCTAAAAGGGCAACAATGAGGATCAAACGCGACAAGACCAAAACGGCAACCTTCGGGCGCCTTGGTAAAATTAAGGTCGGGGAACGTCGTTTGGCGGACAATGGGAAGGAATACCCGGCATCGACGGACTTTTTTATCTTTTCGTCCCAAGTCCCCCGGCGGGTACAAAAGATCGAAAACCTTCTTTTGGGACTTCCTGAAAACAAGGAAGCGGGAAAGATCGTCGTTATCCCTTGCACCTTTGCAAGCGACGACGACGGGGAAGTATGTTCCCAATTCTACGAACTACGGAACAAGGCGGGGCAAGTCGTCGCCAAGGGGGACGGATCGACCTTCTACGAATCGGGGTCGGAAGGGTACATCTTGAGGACGCCCGGGGACGCTGCAAAGTACATGGAAGACCTCCAAAGGAAGACCCCGGAAGGCGTTTGGCGGGAATGCTTGGTACTTCGGGTCGTCGTCCTTGGCTTCGACGAATTGGGTACTTGGGAATTTCGGTCCTACGGCGTGGAAACGACGATCCCGTCGATTGTTGAGACGTTTGATAGTATAAAGTCCCTTGCCGGACGGGTACGCGGGATCCCGTTTCGACTTGTGGTCGACAAGCAAAAATCGAACCGGTCCGGGGTCAACCGGCAATATCCCGTCGTAAACTTGTTTTGCGACTTTTCCCCGGAAGGATTGGACAATATCCGCCTTCTTGGCGCCAACCTAACCGGGATCATTACGGCGGCCAAGTTGGAAGCAGCGACGACCCCGGAACTTCCCCCGGCGCCTTCCCCGGCATTGGAAGCAGCGACGGCGCCCGGATCTTCGGACCAGGAAGACAAACCCGTCGAAGAATACGTCTTCACCCTGGAAGAAATTACGGATCAATTCTTGAGCAATTACATTCTTCGTACCCCGTCGGACTTTACGGAAGCGGCAAAAGAGATTGCGGGGTCTTCCTTGTTGAGCAAGGAGGAAAAACAGGCAATCGCAAAGGAGTTGGGCGCCAAGGCGCAAGAAAAAGGGTACAAATGGGATCCGGAAAAACAGGCATACAATGGCGCGGCAAATTGACCTTTTCGACCTTATCGACCCGTCCGATCCCCAATTCGAACGGTACACTTGCAAAAACCCAATGGTTAGAAAGTATGGGTTTGGACCGGAAGGGACCAAGTGTAAAACGTGCAAATTTCTTTGTCATAGGGATATGGGGAAGCGGTATTACAAATGTGAGAAGCGGGGACTAAGCCGGTCCGAAACGACGGACCATAGGGTAAACTTCCCCGCTTGCATATTTTACGAAAGCGACGTACCTTAATCGACCCAATCACTTAAAAAAACTTTGCAATGATAAACTACGATCCCCTTTTACTTGACGAACTAACCGAAGAAGAATTTTGGTTGGCGCAACAAGTCGCAAGGCATTTAAGCGTAACCGACGGGACGGCCTACCCCTCAACGAAAAGGCTGCAAGAATTGGTAAAGTGGTCCGACATTAAGAAAGTACGTCGGGTACGCGACCAATTGGTACAAAAAAGGATCTTCGAAGTCGTCCCCCGTTTCCTTCCCGACGGGCGCCAAACCTCCAACGGGTTTCGCGTCGTCGGGAAACGAATTGGAATTTACCTTGGCGTCGACCAAGTCCAAGAAATGCGGGTACTTATCGAAGACCTCCAAGGACAAATAAGCGCTTTACAACAACTTCCGACCCCCGATACAGACCAGGACCAACCCTTGCAAATTGGGGGGGAAGATCCTTCCCCGGTAGGGGGTAAAAAAACTACCCCCCCACGGGGTAAAAAACATACCCCCCGGGGGGGTAAAGAATTGACCCCCGAACAAGAAATACAATTAACTGGAAATCTAAATAACCTATATTCTATTCCCGAAGGGTTGAACGACGACAAGTTTTTGGAAGACCTCCAATTGCTTTTAACTCAAAAAAAATGGAAGAAAAAGCCGGTTTCGGCCGTTCAGCTTGCGATAAACAAACTTTCCGCCTACCCCGTGGAATTCGCCCGGGAATTGGTACAAAACGCAATCGTTGGAGAATACCAAGGGGTCGTTTTCCCTTCGACCCCGGAAGTCTTCAAGAAGTGGGCAACCTCTAATAATTTTTCACTAAAAAACAACTTGCACAATGGACAACCAACAACTTTCCAAGGTAACGGCTTCGACCGTCGATTTGCCGAATCTTTCAACCGGACAATGGGTAAAATTGGAACAAGATACCAGGAAGACAACGTCGACCTTGGGGATCCCTCCTTCGACCGTTTCTAGAATGCTTGCGGGTATGGCATCGCCAAGCCGGAAGATCCGCAACCTCAACGGTCCGACCGTAAAACATTTCGTCGGATCCATACAAACGGCGGCCGTTTCCTATTGCGGGGCGGATCCCGACAGGACAAGCGAAGTCGTTTGGTCCGAATGCTTGGAACAAGCCAAGCGGTTTTTTGCCGACGTAACGGTCGACGAAATCTTGGAAGCCTTCCGCCTTGCGGCGGCCGGACAATACCCCGACGTTAATTTGGCGGCATATCGGGGGCAAATGACGGCAACAATTTTTTGTGAAGTCCTGGCAGCGTACACAACGGACCGGAACAAAGTAAAAATAGCGGTCGACAAGGTCTTGGGACAGTGGACGCAAGACAACCTAAAAGACGCGGTCGAAAGAAAGAACGAACTTGCCCGGATGCAGGTAGTTAAGGACTTCAAGGAGTTACGCGACAAGGTAGCGGCCGGGAAGACCCCCGTTCCCGACGTCGAAGAAATCCGTTTGTTTTGGTTCGACTTCTTGAAGGATACCGGGTTGTTGGATCTTCCACGGGAAGTAAAGGTCGTCCTTTGGGACAAGGCATTGGACTTGGTGAAGATCGACCTTTCGAAGCCTTCCGACCGGTACGAAGCCAATACCTTTCGGGCGCTTTTCAAACAACTTGAGGCGGGGACGATCCCTAATACCGTCCAAGGGAAGCGGGAAGCAAAATACAAGCGGTTGATAATCCAAAAGGCGCTTTGCCAACCGGTAACCCCTGGAAGCGATAGGACGGACCAAAAAAACTTCTTTTCGGAATGATACCCCTTTATCGCCCACGGTTTCGATACCTCTATTTAATGCAAAAAGGCGACTCCAACGTCGTTAAAATAGGGGTATCGAATACCCCTTGGCTTCGCAAGCATTACATTGGGCAAAACGTCCCCAATATCCGGATAATCCGTTGCGTCCGGACCAATAGGGCAAAGTTTTGGGAAGAAAAGTTGCATAATAAGTATGCTTCTTCCCGTTTTGTCCTTCGGGGCGGCGGATCCGGACGAACGGAATACTTCCGCCTAAATTGGGTCGAATTCGCCTTGGTACTCTACGACTTTTGGTTTATTAAGGTCTTCCCCCTTTCCCGGTTACTGGAATACGGGGTCGCCTTGTGGTTTGTTTACCTCCTTCTAAAAGATGCGGCCAATGGATAATCTTAAATTTGCTTGCCCGGATCTTCCGGATCTTCCGGAAGACCTGGAATGTAAGCCGGTCGACAATGTCGCAACGGCGCAATTTCGCCGGATCTTCGACGATCGGTACTTCGTTACAATGGTATTCGAATCGGGGATGGAAGTTTACGGGGTTTTTGACTTGGAAAGCAAGGCGACACAAGACGACGTCGACTTCTACGTCTTCAAAAACGACCTTGGCCAACGACTTTCTTTTTACCTAAAATGATAATGACAATGGAAACACAAAAAAACGATTGTTACCAATGCAAGCACCGGCACCAAGTCCCGGGGTCTGCACATTCGATGTGTAAAGCATTCCCGGACAATGTAGGTATGTTAGTCCTAAACGAAATTGCCCGGGGCGCCTTGCCGACCGTTGAGATAAACGGCGCCGTAAAACTTACTTTTAACCCCGTCGGGATCGAAGGCGGTTGGTGTTATTGGCCGGTAAACTTCGACCCTTGTTGGATAACTTGCCAGTTATCCCGGGACGAAGTTAAAGCGCTTGGACATGGGAAAGAATAAATTTCAAGACTTCCCGTTTAACCCGGCACAAATGGCGCAATATCACCGGCCAATCGTTGCCGTTGAGATCAAACAAGCCGGGTACAACCTTTTTTCCGTCAAGATCGAACTTGCCGACGGGGAAGTATTTACGGCTGATTTTACCAATGTTATGTACGCGCTTGGAAATGGGTACTTACAGGCGGAGAACGAAGAAGGCGGCGTAATTATGGAATTTTCGTTGCGGTCTTCAATCCCTGGAAAGATGCAAGAAATTTACAACCAACAAATTAATAACCAATGAACGACGACACGCGCACACTCAAGGCGTTTTTTTCCGGATCCGGCGAACCGACCTTCCCGGACGGATCAAAACTTAACCAGACGGCGCCAAACTGGAAGAATTGTAATTGGGTGAAGTACCACGATCCCAAAACGAAGGAGTTAAAAGGTTGGGTCGAAGGTCCCCCGGCCGAAATTGGAAGCCTGGAAGTCGAATACTTGAAGCGGACGCCAAATTGGAACAAAAACATATTACCATGAAAGAACAAACGAAATGCGGAACTTGCCCCTTCCCCGGGGGGTGTTCTTGGTGCGACGATATGGATATTTTGGAAGACAAAAAAATGAAGTATGGCAAGGACAACAATACCGGCGGAAAGGATCGTAAAAACATTGGCGGCGGAATACGGGTTACCGGATCCGATCCCGGAACACTCCTTCCACCCGACAAGGGGTTGGCGCTTCGACTTTTTCTTCCAAACGACGACCGGACGAAAGGTAGCGCTTGAGGTAGAAGGGGGCGTCTTCCGCAAAAACGGCGGCGCTCATTCTTCCATATCCGGGATCCTTCGGGATATTGAAAAGTACAATGAAGCGGCCAAAATGGGGATCTTTGTTTACCGGGTCTTGCCGAAAGATCTTTATTCCCAACGAACTTTCGTCGATCTAAAAACGATCCTTGGTCTTGCAACTTAGATTGTTTTGCAGTAACTTCGACGCGGTGTAAGATTCCATAACAAGGGGCGGGGGGGACGAATTCCCGAAGGGTCCCCCCCTTCAATCTTCCAAAATGAGTAAAGCCAAAGAATTGATTAACGAACGGATCCGGGACCTCAAGACCGGCGAAGTCGGGTTGGTCGTTTCTACCAGGACGGACGAAGCGACGGGGGAAGAATTGGTCGGATACGTTACCGTCGACAAGGAGGGATCCCCGACAATCAATTGGCAGACCGTCGCAAACGTCGTCGTTATCATTGCAAACCTTTGGGAAATTATCTTCCCGATCATTAAGGATGCAATAAACTTCTTCTTTGGGGATCCTTCGACCTGGAAGGCAAGAAGGGAAGCAAGGAAGGCTATTCGGGACGCAAAAAGGTAACTTCTTTTCATGGGATACAACTTGTTAGTAGATCATTTGAAGGGGGTTAAAATGTTAGCCCCCTTCTTTTCTTCCGGCGAAGAAGGCGAATTGCACCCGGAAGCAGAACAGACCCCCGAACCATTGGAGGAAGCGGAAGTCCGACCCAACAAGCGTTTTTGGATCCTTGACCCGGGACACGGACCAAGGACCGTCGGCAAGCGGTCCCCGATGCTTCCGGACGGGCGGCGGTTTTACGAATACCATTTTACCCGGGAAGTAACCAAAAACCTTATCCGGCTTTTGCAGGACGAAGGCGTTTCCTATGCCGTAACGGTCCCCCTTGGTGACCGGGACGTCGGGAACGATCTTCCAAGAAGGACCAACTTCGAAAACAATTACCCGGCGGAATACCCCAAGGCTTTTCTTTCGATACACTCCAACGCGGGGAAGGTCCCGGATCCGTACAACGATTGGAGCAGCGCAAACGGGATCGAAACTTGGCATTACTTCCGGCCGGGTAACTCCGAACACCACGGAAAGCAATTTGCCCGGGTATTCCAAAAACACTTGGTCGAAGAATTCCGTTTGAAGGATAGGGGGTTGAAGTTTACCGACGACACGAAGATAAACCCGGAAACAGGGAAGAAGTACACCCAACTTTGGGTCCTTCGGAAGACCTTTTCCCCGGCGGTCTTGGTCGAAATTGGGTTTTACAACAACCTGGAAGAAGTGCAATTGTTGTTGGATCCGACGACCCCCGAACGGGCGGCAAAGGCTTTATTTGCCGCAATGGTCGAAATTGAAAACAATATTTCTTTGAGATGAAAAGACGAAGCATTGTAGTATTATTTTTCCTTATCTTTGTTGCAGGATCTTGCGTCGATCCTTACGAAGCGACGGCGCCAACCTATTTCGACTTGGTAAACAAGGTCGATTCGTTGGACCAGGAATTAACCAGGGTTAAACACGCCTTGGAATTGACGCAAGACGCAATAAGGACCGAAAACATTAACAGTTTTACCGTCGATTCGGTAATTTTGGAAAGGCTTAAATACCTGTATTCCGTCCGCTAAGAGTAGAAGATATTGCAAGTTTTTTAGTGATAACGGAAGGGGGGCAACCCCCTTTCTTGTTTAACCTTCCGACTATGAAAAAAGCGCTTTTCTTCCTCATTCCCCTTTTCCTCCTTTCTTGCCACACTTCCCGGGTACCCCTTCCCCCGGAAGGACAAAGCGGGATCCTTTATTACGACGGCAATTCGAAGTCGTTTTTTTGGATCGACCCTAAAGATTTTATCCAAGATCCTTCCCCGTCTTCTTGGGACGCGCCGAACCCTTGGGATTGGGTCCCCGTGGATACAATGACAATTTTTAACGCCAATACCGGCAAGCCCCTTTATTTTTGGTCACACGGGAATTTTTACGAACCGTCCGGGAAGGAAGCATCGTCCGGCCGTCGTATTTTTGGATCAAAAGACCGGAACAATTGAGAATAAAGGACCTTTCCACGAACCCGGATAACCCCCGGACCATTACGGCGGCCGATATTCGGTTGGCGGCAATGTCAATTTTTACCTTCCCGGAAATGCTTCGTTACCGGCCTATTGTGTACGATCCGGTAAAAATGGTCCCCCTTGGCGGCAATGCAAGGCTTTTAGGGATCCAATGGCTTTACGACCGGCTCAAGAAGCGCAAGGCGGCGGATCTTCCCGAATGTACCGACGAAGAACAGGCGGCGCCGATCCTGGAAGCGCTTTTCTTGTCGATCTTCGGACAAGAACGCCAATACAAGGGGGGACCAGAAACCTTAAAGGCTTATTTTGACCTTCGGGCAATTTACTTTGGAGAATTCCCGGCGGATAGCGTTGTACGCGCCGGTTTTACGGACGAACAAAAGCGGGAATTTATCGCCAAGGATAACGGACATTTTGGCAAACCCGACTTCGAAGCGTTGGCCAATGAATACGACTTCTTGGAGTTGAAGGAATGGGGTATTTTTGTCCCCGGTATGGAAGAAGGCGACGAAGAAGTCCCCGGCGAAGATCCCCCGGCGGTCGACCAGGACGTCGACCAGGACGTCGACCAAACACCTTCCGAAAAATGGGTCCCGGATTGCTTGTTTGAAAGTAACAATGAATTTGACATACCGACCCTACGACTTGATTTGCAGGCTTCCCAGGTTTTAAACCCCGTGGCGCCTTGGGGGTATTCCGCAAGGGACGCAAAGAATATTGGGACATATCATTTTTACGTCGACGATTATCGTTTTACCGGTCTTTGGGACGATCCAAACAAATTGATAAAAGCCGGGGTCCCCGTCGTTATCGAACCAAATTTGTCTTTGTACGACAACACGCCAAGGGGATACGGTCTTTTCCTCATTTACAAAAAGCGTTGGATTGCGCGGTATTGGCAATCTTTCGGCGTCCGGGTCTTTGTCGACCTCAACGTATCCCATAAATTCGCAAGGGAAAACTTGTTGGGCGTCCCGAAAGGTTGGAATTCGTACGCGACGCGGGGGTATTCCGACCGGTTGCAACTCCTGGAAGCGGAATACGACTTGGCCAAGGAACATTCCGGGAAGGAAGATCCTTACTTTGTGGTCTACGGCGGCGGGGAAAAAGTCCGGAAATGGGTACGGGAAAGAAACTTAACTTACATCGAACAAATAATGGCCGAAAAATTCCGATAGGAAGACCAGGGGGGGGAAGACAAAATAGTCGTTGATCGGGACGACAATTTCTTTTATCTTTACCAAAAATCGGCAAAAATGGGAAAAACGATCGGCGGAACAAGGATTGGAAAAAGGAACATCGACGTAATACCCCAAGGAGGGAAACCCATTGGAGAATTGGGATCTATTGCGGATATTCCGGACCGTCGGGTAAGGCTGCAAGTCCAAGAAGGTATTTCCAGATTCGAAGCAGTCTACGGAGTGCAAACCAGGGAAGTTAAAACGGCGGAAATGGACGGCGTCTACGGGGTGGCATTTATCGGGGGTCCCCGGGAAGGTACCGTCGTTTTGGACCTCAAGTCGCACGGGAACGCCAAGAAATTGATTGCGGACAAAATGCGGGAATATGCCAACGGCTTTAAGGTCAAGACCAACGCGCCGATGAAGCATACCGTTATACACGAACTTGGGCATATCACTTGGAACTCACTTAAGGAGAAGCGCGGCGGGAAATGGGAAGCAGCCGGGAAGGAACTTCGCCAATTGTATTCGACCTTCCGAAAAGAAACCTTGGCGGGTAAAAACCCGTTTTCCAGTTATGGAACAACGAACATCGACGAATTTTTCGCGGAAGGTATTACCGGGTCGATTATCGGGACGAAGCAGACGCAAAGGAACAAATTCGTAAAAGGGATCCGGCGGATCGTCAAGAAGTACAAACTTTAAACCTTCTATACATGGAAACATTGCAATTGGACAAACAGGCGGTTGACTATTGCGCCAAACTTTTTCCGCAATATAACCGGCCGGAACTGGAAAGGCGGATCCTGTTAGGGCGCCAAGTCTACAAGGACAAACTTTCCGAACCAGGGGTTGAAAACCCTTTAACCCCGGAAGAATTGGGGTTGTTTGGGGTCTTCCAATACTACAAACTTTGGACGGAAGCAACGGACGAAGAACGCGCCGCAATCCCGGAAGACGTCCAGTTGGAGGAAGGCGCAATCGACCAGGAATTCGAAGAAATGGTCGGACGCCTCAACGCGGGGGAATTCGACCAGGACGAAGAAGAAGAATTGCCGGACTAATCCGAATTCTCATAACATTTGGTTTTTTGGGGTGAAGACCGGCGGCGTTGCACGTTTGCCGGTCTTATTTTATTGCGTTTTCCCGTTCAATCTGTACACTAAAAAAAGACCATGCCAAAGAACAAGACGGATCTAAAGCCGCAAATATTGGAACGGTTGGCAAGGGGTGAAGAATTGGCCGAAATTTGCGAAGCCTTGGCAATTTCCGTCCGGACGGTCCAAGATTGGAGGAACAAGGACCAGGACTTCGCCTTGCTTTATTCGTCCGTTGCAGATCGACAAGCGGAAGCCAAGGCGTCTTTTCTCCTTGTCCTGGAAAAGTCCTTGGGGATCGTCCAAACCGCTTGCAAGAAGGCGCAAATTTCCCGGACCACGTTTTACACCTGGAAGAAGTCCGACCCCGATTTCGCGGCGGCCGTCGAAGAAGTCCAAAACGTCGCCTTGGACTTTGCGGAAGAAGCGTTGTTTAAGGCAATCCAAGAAGGGAATATTTCGGGAATTATCTTTTATCTGAAAACAAAAGGCAAGGACCGGGGGTACGTCGAACGCCAAGAAGTCGTCGGATCCCAAGTTAAGCCCCTGGAAGTTTCGTTAACCCTTTCGGCCAAGGATCTTTCTTCGGACGATCCCGACCCGGAAGAAGAAGGGTCGGACAATGACTAACCAAGCGGCGCAAGATCCGGAATTGCATTTCGATACAAAGGTCGTCCGGTCGACGTTGGCGGCGCTTGTTTCCGGGATCCCCCTTCTTATCCACCAAGGGGGGACCTATTCGGGGAAGACCTTTGGAATTATGCTTGGCCTTTACCTTTACCTAAAAGAAACTTCCGAAAGTCTTATCGTTTCCGTCGTTTCGTGTACCGTTCCACACTTGAAGCGGGGGGCGCTTCGGGACTTCGAAACAATTTCGACCCTTATATCCGGTCTTGTGTACTCCAACAAGTCGGACCATACCTTCCGGGTCGGCAATAGCATTATAGAATTTTTTTCGGCGGACGATAACGGCAAGGTCCGGGGCGGGAAAAGGGATATTCTTTTCCTCAACGAAGGAAACCTAATTCCCCATGAACGTTACCGGCAATTGGCGTTGCGTACCAAAAGGACGGCAATCGTCGATTTTAACCCCGTGGCGCAATTTTGGATCCACGAAGAATATTTGGGGCGCCCGGGAACGGTTTTTAAGCGCACAACGTACCGGGACAACCCGGCAACCCCGGCCAAGATCATTCGGGAATTGGAAATTTTGAAGGAAACAGACCCGGACTTTTACCGGATCTACGGTCTTGGGTACACGGGCGCAATAAAAGGACTTGTCTTCCCAAGGACCAGGACGGCGCAAAAATTCCCGGACAAGCCGGATCGTTTCGGGTATGGATTGGACTTTGGGTATTCTCAAGACGTAACCGCCTTGGTCCAATTGGGGACGTCCCGGGGGGAATTATTCGGAAGGGAATTGCTTTACGAAGTTGGATTAGATAACTTTGAGTTGCGGGACCGTTTAAAGGAATTGCAGATTTCCCGGAAGGCGACCATTTGGGCGGACGCGGCGGATCCAAAAAGCATTGCCGAACTTCGGAAATTTGGGTACAATGTACGGGCGGCAAAGAAAGGTCCCGATTCGGTAAAGTTCGGAATTGGGTTGCTGAAAAGATACCCGATAAACCTTACCTTTGATTCGTCCAATTGGAGGAAGGAAGCAATAAACTATAAATGGGCGGAAGACAAGGACGGGAACGCGCTTAATACACCGGTCGATCTTTATAACCATTGTTGGGACGCGGCAAGATATTGGGCAATCGAAAGTTTGCCGGATATTAAGCCACGCGGCGCAAAATACGCAAGGAATGAACTATCTAACCAACCCCCGGGATCCGGTCGAAGCTAAAAAGTTTTTCCGGGACGTTATCGAAAAAGGAAGGCGGCATCGTTTCTACGAAAGGACCTTGGAAGTTGCAACTTTTGCCCGGGATATGATGACCGGCGAAGGCGAAGGCATGGAAGACCGGGTCCGGGAAATTCGACCCCATGAAACGGAGGAACAAAAGGACCAAAGGGTCCGGATAACGAACCCGTTAACCCCCTTCGCGCTCAACCAAGTTGTTTCGGTCTTCCGGAAGACCCGACGGGCGGAAGGGATCCGCTTTGTTTGGGAACACCCGGGGAAGGATAAAAAACCGAAGATCGAAGCAGCAATAAGCGACTTTTTCGCGTCTTCGGACCTGAAAACTTGGGCCTTTGACGCCTTCGAATACTACACTTTTTGGGATCCAAACGCCTTCTTTGTCGTCGAAACGATGGAAGACGACGGGGGGATATGGGCGTACCCCTTCGAAGTGAAGTCGGAAGAAGCTATCTTCTACGAACACAAAAACGGGGATCTTCAATACCTTATCGTCCGGCAAGAAACGGAAGTCGAAACCGACGGCGCCAAGCAAAAACGGAAGGACTTTTACTTGTATTCGGTTGGCTTCGCTTTTCATTACAAAGAAGTCGTCGACGGGCAAGACTTGGCGGCCGAAATGGAAGGCGGGTATTCCCTGGAAGATCTGGTCCCCAAGGAAGGGGGGCAACAATTCGTCTTTAAAGAATACACCTACAAGACAACGACCCTTCCGGTATTCTCCTTCGGAGTATTCCGGGACGGACAAACGAACCGGAACACCTTCGTAACTCCTTACGAACCGGCAAGATTTTTATTGGAAGATCTTGTAAAGGACAAGTCGTTGGCGGATCTTTCGTTACTCCTTCACAACTTCCCCCAAAAACTTGTCTACGGTCCCCGATGTGAATACGAAAGCAACGAAGGGGATCGTTGCGATATGGGGTACCTTGGCGGGGATCGTTCCCGGAAATGTCCTTCCTGCGAAGGGAAAGGGGTTTTAGTACATAGTACGGAACAAGACGTAATTTTGTTGGCGCTTCCGGATACCAACGAAGGATTTTTCCCCCTTTCTCAATTGGTCCACTATGCAACGCAAAATGAATGGTTACCACGTTTCCAAGCGGAAAGGTTGGTACTATTGGTCCAACAAGTTTTTTTGGCCGTCTTTCAAACGGAAGTGTACAACCAAGCACAAATAAGGACGACGGCAACGGAAAAATTATTGGAGTGGGACAAGGTGTACGACACCTTAGAACCGTACGCAACTGCAATTGCGACGGTCGTTCCCCGGGCGGCGGAAGTTATTTCGCAATTCTTGGACGCGGCGGAAGGCTTTACGGCGGCAATGTACGTTCCCCGGGACTTCAAAATGAGGGGGGAAGCAGAATTGTTAAACCTTTTGGCGGCGGCGTCCAATTCCGGGGCAATCCCCGAAGTGAAAGAAGCAATTTCTTTGGACCTGTTAAACCGGTTTTACCGGAACGATCCCGACGAAGTGGAACTAATCCGGGCGCTTCGTTCCTTCCTCCCCTGGAAGGACAAGACCTTCGAACAAGCGTACGCAATCGCAATAAACCGGGCGCCAACGGATCCGGACCGGCTTTTGTGGGAAAACTTCGACCAAATTTCGCAAGCGGTCCGGGACGTCAGCAAGGAACTTTTTCACAAATTCCCCCGAGACAAACAACAAAAAATGATCTTGGACGAAGTCGAGAAGTACAAAAATAGGATAGTACCGGCGGAACTTCCCCCCGTCTTTGGTCCCGGGGGCGAACCGGGGACCGGCGGCGGCGAACCGGGCGCCGGTAACCTCTAAGCATGGGGCAACCAAAAACATACTACGAACAACGACGGGACCGGGTAGTATCCGGGTACTCCAAAGTATTTTCCGGGATCATTGACGCAATAAGCGTTTTGGTCCTTGGGGAAGTATTGGGCGCCCTATCTTCTTTCGACTTCGACGAAAAGGGCAATTTTTCTTTTTCGGTTAGTAACCTTACAAGATCCCGCCAAGTTGCGATAAGGGTTAGCGGTATTTTCCAGCAACAAAAGAAGCCCCTTGGCGCAAGGTTGATCGACGCGGTAAAGCGTCTTCTTGGCTTCAATCGGGATTATTTCCAATCCTTCAACGAATTCGAGCCGGAAGACCTGGAAAAGAAGGTCGAACGGTTGGTAATGGGGCGCCTTGGCTACGACGTCGGGACCGGGAACATTGCGCCGGGATCCTGGTTGGATGACATTTTTAACGGGTCCCAAGTTTCCGGATCTATTGGCCGGGACCTTGCAAACGCCATTGCATCCAAAATGAGTAGGGCGGAATTTATCCGGCAATTCCGTTTGCAGTTCACACAAGCCGGGTACCCGGCACGGCATTTTAAAACTTTCTCCTTCGACTTCTTCCAAGTCGTAGACCGGCAAATTAAATTGCTATACGCGGAAGAATTGGGACTAACCTTTGCCCGGTATGCGGGGACGGCGGAAGAAGATACCCGGGATTTTTGCTTGGAACGCCTAAACTTGGTATATTCATTTGAGGAAATAAAGTCTTGGGCAAAATTGGACTTTCGGGGCAAGTTGAAAATTGGGTATGACCCCTTTATCCATTGCGGGGGCTTCAATTGTCGGCATCATTTGGCTTTTCTTGACAAAGAAGCGGTCGAATTGTTGGGGATCGAAACGGACAAATATCATTCAATCGTACACAAATGACAAAAATCATTCTCCTATTTAATTGGGAAGTCCCCTTCTTCATTGTTTGCGGACTTCTTATTGCGGCGGCAATCCTTCTTCGCATGGGTACCTTTTCCGATTGGGGTAAAAAAAATAAAAATGGGTTGGACCAATAGATACCGTTTTGTCCTGGAAGACGACGACGGAAATACCCGGGATTGCATCCCGTACAACAAGGACCTATTAATAACCGGGGACCGGAAAAGTAACCGCTTTAACTGGTCCTATGTTATCGGGGATCCCGTCGTATTCGAAGGGGCGGACTTCGATTGGTTGTACACCTTGGAACAAGACTTGGCGCCGGGGGACGCAACCCGTTGCGGAGGATCCGCCTTCCGGATCTACGAAACTTGCGGCGGGGTCGAAACGCTCAAGTACGAATTTTTTATAAACCTCAACGAAGCGGAATTCTTCCCGGACGATTGTACCGTCGTTTGCAAGTTGCAGCCCGTCGACGCCTTTTCTTGCATATACCGGCATTGGGAAGACGAATTGGACGTCTTGGATCTTGTCGTTACCAAACACAAGGTCCCGGGGCTTGTTGGGTACGTTGAAAGGGTGAATTGCCCGGAAGAAACTTTCTTGGAGCAAGACCCGGGGGATCTTCCAATATTGGCGGATAACTGTTTACCCGACGCCTTCGCCTGGAAAGTGCTTCAAACGTATTGGGTGACCTTTGACATTAACGGATTTTATCCATATACTTACGACGGGTACGCGATAACGGCATGGGTACGCGAAAGGGTCGACGATTCGGCAACCGAACCCCCGGGGGACGGTTGGATCGACTTAGGGGGCGATTCTTGGGTCCGGGAACTTGAATTGTACCCGGCAACGGACTATTTGGACTATTATTTTTCCATTCCCCCGACGGATACCATACTAAAGATTATAAAAACCTACAAGATCGTTGGGGCGGATCCCAATATCGTAGAAAAGACCCCGTATTATACAAATCATATTTTGGGTTGGAATGTAGAAGCAAACGACCCGATCCCTCATTTGGAGTATTCCAATGGAATGCTTTTTGTCGACGTATTGGACGCCTTGGTAAACAATGGTTGCGCCTTGACCCTAAAAAGTAACTTCTTCCGGATCAACCCGGACGATCCTTTCCCGGCGGCCGAACCATACCCGACGGCGGCGGCCGGTTTCGACAAATTAATGATCTGGCAGCTATCCGACGTCGCACGTCCGGAAGTTTCCGAAGATGCAACCGACTTAAAAATTACCCTTCGGGACTTCCTGGAAGAATTGAGGAACGTATTTAACGTCGATTGGACGATCGAAACGGGGGGGGTCTTCCGGATCGAACATATTTCCTACTTTGTCAACCAAAACGGCGAAGATCTAACCTTGGCGCCTTGGGACCAATACACCCGCAAAAAGAACGCTTACCGGTACGATTCTGTAAAGATCCCAAAAGCGGAAACGTTTTCTTTCTCCTTCAAAACGACCCCGTTTTTTAATGGTCTTCCGATCATTTATTCGTGGACTTGTGCTTCCTCCGATCTTAAGGACAAGAACTTTGTTGCAAAGCTGACAAGTACGGATCTTGGGTACATTAACCAAGTTGGGGACAATTCCCCCCTTTCCGGAATGTTTATTGGGGCAATGATCGACGGCGGCGGGTTTGGAATATACGACTACTATTTCGCACGGGAAGACGACGGCGCCGGGAATCCACGGAACAACGGACACCTTGCGTTTACGAAGCTGCACCCGAACTATTGGAAATGGGATCGACCCCAAACGTCCGGCCAAATGAACGGCACGGCGACGGCCTTTGTCTCAACGTTCCGGATAAAGCGGCAACAAGAAATAACAATCCCGGTCGATTGCGACTTCCTTTCGACTTGGGATCCCAACGACTTAGTAAATACCTTCATTGGTTGGGGTGAAATAGACGCCTTCCAAATTAGTTTGGCGAATTGCACCCTTTCAATTGTTGTTATCCACGAACCAAACGTATAAAAATGGCAATCGTCAACCCTGGAAATGCACTTCCCTTTTACGACAATATCTTGGACCAAGTCCGTTACCGGACCGGGGACCAAAACTTCCATATTGTTGCCGATTGGGAATACTTTATACCCTTCCAAGTCCCGTTACCGGATATTCCAACGACCTTTCGGGTACATATCGTCGGACGCGACATTGGACAAGTAAACTACGACGTAACAGGAAACACCGCTTACTATTGCGACGGGGACCGTATGGTAATTGTCTTCGACGGTCAGATCCGGCCGGAACTGGAATGCGGGTACTATTACGTCCAAATACAAACCGGTCCGACCTTGGCGGCGGTTAACTACTTTTCCGAAATGGTCTACGTTGAACAACGGAACGACCACGAAAAGTTAAAGTCTTCAAGCATTACCTACAACGGCACCGACGATGAATTTACCTTCAACTTTGCCGACCAAGTAACCACGGACAAACTAAGCACGGTAAACGAAGTTTACAGCGCCGGATCTTGGGTTGCAGCCGGGACCGGGACTTCCGTCGTCGTTTCGGGCGCTTCTTCCGTCTTCCCCCTTCCGGACGGAACGGAAGAAAGGTTTATCCGACGGACGGTCGACCTTAAAAGCGGGTCGCTACTTCAAACGATCTTCCGGGTACATTGGAACCCGGCCGATAAAGTCGGGACGGTTACCATTGCGCCTTTTTCCACCAACAACAAACATCACCGAAAGGACCGGTTTTTTTTGACGGCGACAAACGCGGGGGACTTTAACAACGGGGATATTTTTATTTTGTACACCTTGGACGGGATCTTGAGTTATACCCAACGGATCGACCTTCCCGGGTACTTGGACTTCCCCCGGGGCGAAACGACCTTGGGGACCATTACCGACGGCAACGGCAACAACAAGGTAAAGTCGATCATTGCTAAGGAAAGAAGGGCGGTCCGCTTTGGGAAGATCCCGGACGACCTTTTGTTTTTCTTCCAGTTACTACCAAAGCATGACACGGTAACCCTTACCGACGTAAACGGCGGCCGGACCTATACGCTTGCGGAAATGGAAGTAAGGGTCGAACCCGAACCAGGGGGGGACTTTTCCACCGTCGAACTTTCTTGGCGTTACCTTTCGACGTCCCTTGCCGGTTGCGACGAAACGTTAACCTTCGATGTTTGTACCTTTGAGTAATGGATATAAAAGAGTTACATAAAAGATTGGTCGAAGCAAGGGACGCAATTATCCGGGATCGTCCAAAAGAAACGTTGCGTATCTCTTTAAACCTTTTGGACTTGGTCCGGACCAGGATACAAACGTCCGGGACCAATTCAAAAAACGTCCAATTTACCCCCTATTCGGCTTCGTACGCCAAGCAAAGGGTAAAGGCGGGGTACCAAGCGGGTTACGTCGATTTTACCCGTACGGGGCGCCTATGGGCGAATATTGCCCCTTTTGTGGTCGACAATACCAGGGAAGTAACGATCGTCGAAATAAGCGCACGAAACCCCGATCTGCAAAGCATACTAAACTACCAATCCGTTTTGCCTGGAAAGAAACCCCGGGGGAACATTCTTACCCCAACCGAAAAGGAATTGGCCTTCCTGGAAGCGGCACACTTGGCAAGGCTTCGTAAACATCTCGAAAAAGTCTTTGAACAATGACCTTTACAATTGCGGAAACTCTAAAAAACAAGATCCTTCCCCTTGGTTTTTGCGAACGCTTCGGAGGAATAGCGGTACCCTTTGAGATATACACGGCGAACAACAAACTTGTAAGGGTCCCGGTAACCTTTGGCGTTGACGGCCAAGCGTGTTACGAATCGGGAAAGTTGTTCGACCTTTCCCCGAATGATGCTTACCGGTCGGTAATGTTCTTCGAAGATCAAACGGGATCCACGGTCGTAACTCAAGGGAAGACCCATTTTTCGTTTTCCGGTACCTTCCGCCTTCTTGGTTGGTTGAACTTGGCGAAGTTGGGACACGAAGAAGGCGGGTACTTTACGGATCTTGTCGTCGGGACGATCGTTAAAACGCTTTTATCGGGGGACCGGTCCACGGTCTTAACTATTGACGACTTCGGGGGTACCCTGGAAGGCGCCGTCGTCCAAGTCGAAACGGTATCCATACCAAGGAAGGACCGGTCTTTGTTTTCCCGGTACACGGCGGCCGAATGGCAACAAGCCTTCGTCTACCCCTTCGACTTCTTCGCTATCGACATACAAGCACGAATTACCGTTGGGCGGAATTGCTTTACGGAAGCAGACGCAACGGATCCAATAACTTGCATAACGATCTACTAAATGGCCTTTGCAGCACTCTTGGGAATAGCTTTTGGCGCTTGGTCTTCCGTCTTTTGCCTTGCGCTAACCGAACCGGGGCAAGTCTTTTGGTTTGTTGGATCCTTCTTCCTTTGGTTGGACCGGAAGTTATCCCCGTACATTACTCCGAACCCCGTATATTTGGGGGTAAAGAAGGTCCTTTACCTTTGCCCGAAATGTCAGGCGGGGCAATTGTCTTTTTGGCTTTACTTCGTTTGGTGTTACAAATACAACCCTTGGGATCATTTCGTTTGCGTATCCCTTGCGGTATTTGTGGGGTTTATTGTTGAAAACTTTTACCAATGGCAACAACGCGCATAAAAAAACTACCAAAGGACGAACTTGGAAGATACCTTCCAACTTTCACCGCTTCCGGGAATAAATACCGGATCCTTTCCCCGGACGACGGTATCGGGATCGTTCGTTGGTCGATCTTGTCCAAAATGTCTTCCGTCCTTGGATATGGGGCGGACGTCAAGACGCAACTTGCAAACCTCCAAAAAGCCCGGGCGATTGTAAACGAAGTCTTTAAAGGTCGGGGGGATATTCTGGAATTGGGGGTACATTTAAAGGCGATGGAAGACGGGATCCGGACGGATAACGAACGGCGTTTCCATTTCGCCTTTTACACGGCAACGATCTTTATTGTCCGGGAAGACGAAGACTTAACCAAGTTTTCCGACGACTTGGCAACGGCCAAGATTGAAGATTGGAATAATGAGGGGTACGACGCGGCGGATTTTTTTTTCTTAGTTTTGAACAAAGCCCCCGACTTCTTAAATCCCTTGCCGTCTTCTTCCAAGGTAGGAGAAACGAACCCCGGGGAAGGATCTACGGGAAATATAGGGTCGAAGGGGGGCAAATAATCGACATCGAAAGGGAAATGTTAGACAACCTGGAAGTTTCGATCGAATATTTGGTAGAGAATACGGGTTTTTCAGAAAGGGACTTGTTGACAATGCACGAAGCACGTTTTATGCGGACCTTAAATAGAACAATGCAAAAACAGGCGGCGAAAATTGAGGCGGCGAAAAAGGCGGCCGAAAAGCCCCCGAAACCGTACTAAAATGGCAGGATTGCAGGACATAGTTTGGAGGTCGACAATCGACGACGCGGAATTTTTGGCGGCAATGCAACGAATGATCGACGCAAGCGCCAAATTCAACGAAGAAGTTACGGCAACGGGCAAGGCTTCGGACGAAACATTGTCGAAACTTGGCGACGCGGCCGTATCCATTTCCAACGACTTTAAGGAAATGGAAGGGCGTATGGTCAAGATTAAAAGCGGTTTCGGGGATATAAAACAGGCGGCGCAAGGGTACTTCGACAAGCTGAAAGAAGGCGCCTTGCGGGTCCGGGACTATGCCAAGTCCCTTCTTGAAAAGAACAAGGCGACAACCGACGCGGCGGCCGGTACCGGGGAAGCAACGTCCAAACTTGCCAAGTTTGGACAAATTGCATTGGCAACCGGTAAACTCATTGCAAAGGGTTTGGTTGCAAGCGGTATAGGGATCCTGGTTCTTGCCTTAACCGGTCTTTTTGCCTTCTTAACCAAGACGGAAAAGGGAATGAACTTGGTAAAGCAAGCGACGGCCGGACTAAGCGCGGTAATAAGCGTCCTGGTCGACCGGGCGGAATTGGTCGGGGCGGCCTTCGGATCCTTCTTTAAAGGCGACTTTAAAAAAGGGTTTCAACAATTGGGCGAATCTGTAAAGGGGGTTACCAAAGAAATGTACGAAGAAGCACGGGCGGCAATGGAATTGGAACGGGCGTTCCAACGATTAGAGGCGGCGCAAGTAGACTTCGACCGTCGAAATATTGCACTTCGGGCGAATCTCAACAAAAACCGGGCGGTTGCGGAAGACGAAACAAAGTCCTATCGGGACCGGTTGGCGGCGCTCCAAGCAAACTTGCAAATAGAAGACGTCCTAAACACGGAAAGGGTCTTGCAAGCGGAAGAAAACTTGCGCCTTGTGGAAGCAGAACAGGCATTGCGCACGGATACCCTGGAAAAGACCCGGGCGATCAACGAAGCCAACTTGCAGCTATTGGAGGCGGAAGAAATACGCGACGCGGCAAGAAAGGCAATCCTTCAAGATATTAAGGCATTGCAAGAAGACCGCCAAAAAGCATTGGAGAAAGAACGGGACCGGGTCGCAAAATTGACGGCCGAATACGAAAAATTGGCCGATAAGCTAAAAGACCAAGTCGCCAAGGCGGGGATTGATTCGGCGGACGGGTTGGAAAAACTGGCATTACAACGGGACTTTGCAATCCAACAAACCAAGGAGTTTGAAGCAGAATTAAGGAAGGCGGCGGCGGCGGCCGGGAAGATCCTTTCCCCGGAACAAGAAGAAGATATAAAGAAGTTGTACCAAGCTATCCAAGACCGGTACGACGAAGAATACCTAAAAGAAATCGTCCGGCAATTGGAGGAAGGGATAAAGGCGCAAGAAAAGGTCCAACAAGAACGCTTCGATATTGCGGACGATACATACCGGCGGGAAATCGACTTCCTAAACAAGCGAAAGGAAGTCCAATTGGCGGAACTTGACCTAATAACGGAAGGATCCGACGCGGCGTTAACCCTGGAAGAAGAAAAGGAGAAAAAACGCCTTGAGATACAACGACAAGCCCTAATAGCGGAACTTGCATTGGCCAAAGAACGCTTTGGACCGGATAGCTTGGAAGTGCAATTATTGGACGCGCAATTAAAGGCAATCGAAGCCGGTATAAAGCGGGTGGAAGGCGGAATAGGTCCCGTCTTATTGCGCCTTAAAACGAAGATCCTGGAAGCGTTGAACGTTACCGACGCGCAAGCCCAATTTATTGTCGATTCGTTCGCAAGCGTGTTTAACTCCATTACTCAACTTTCGCAATCGAGCTTCGAAAAGGAGTTAAACCAAAACGAAGCGTTGATCCAATCGTTAAGGGAACGGGTGGAAGATCTGCAATCGGAGTTGGAAAAGGAAGAAGAATACAAACGAAATGGGTTGGCGAACAATGTTTCCAACCTCCAACAAGCATTAAACCAGGAAACAACGGCGTTAAGCCAAGCAGAACAACAACGTATCGAACTCGAAAGGAAGGCGGCCAATCAACGCCTTGTCTTCGATTCGATCCAACAAGCGTCCAAGTTGGGTCTTGCGGCGGCCAACGTCATTACGGCCGAAAGTCCAAAGGGTCTTGTTGGTATTATTACGGCAACGGCGGCGCTTGCCTTGCTGTTTTCGATCTTCGCACAAGCCCAAGCGAACGCGGCCAAATTTGCAACTACAAAGAAGTTGAGGGAAGGGGGCGAATTGTTGGTCGGTCCTTCACACGAAAGCGGCGGGATCGACATATACTTAGCGGGGGAAAGTCGACCAAGATACAACGCGGAAGGCGGGGAAATGGTCGTAAACAAGGAAACGACCCGGCGCCATATCGAATTTTTGCGGGAATTGAACGAAGGGAAGTACGATACCGTAGAATTTGAGCAACTTCTAAAGTCTTTGTCCCCGAAGAAATACCGGATCGGCAACCTTCGATCTATGGCAAGATCCGCAAAGCGGGATCCCCTTCGATACAAGGTCCCGGAAATTAAACGGATCCAATCCCAATTGGAGCAATGGAACGAAGCGAAACACTTTCATAGCTTGGAAGAAACGATCGTCGAAGCGCAAGAACGATCGACGGCGCAAATAATCGACTATTTGAAGTCCCGGCCAATAGATACACCCCTGGAAGGCGGGATCCTTCGGGAATATTGGAACGGCACCCAAAAGGTCCGGCAAATAATAGAGAAAGAAAGTTGAAAGTTTCCGGTTAAACGGTTACTTTTGTTTCAACCAAAGGGAAAAGCTGCAATGAACATTACGCAATATTTCGAGAAAGCCAACCCCGGGATAAAACGCAAGGTCAAGTCCGGCGTTTTTGTCCCGATAATCCATACCGGCAAGAAGGAAGAAGGATCGACGACGATTCGCCAAAAGGTCGACAACGACGGGGATCCTTTGGTCCGCTTCGTCCCGAAAGATCTTTTGGCGACCTATGAGGAATTCGGTTGGAGGAAGGCGGCAATTCCGAAAGCCCCCGTAGCGGATAACCAGGAAGAACAAGTCCCCGGCGACGAAGACCTCGCAAAGCGGGGACGCAAAAAAGCATAAAATGGATTGGATCCCAACCAACAAGACCACGGGGATAAAATACCCCCCTGTTTCCGACGACCAAAAACGGCGTATGGAACAAGACCCGCATACTCAAGGCAAATATTCCTTTGAAGCGGTGAAGGCGGCGGCCAAGCCTGTTTCGGCGGCGCCTACCCCGGCCAAGAAGGAGGAAAGGAAAGACGGACCGGCGGAAGATAAATAGACCACTGACAAGCGGGGGGACATATCAACGGCCTTCCCCTTTTGGCCGGGTCCCCCCCTTAACGATGTAGGGCAATCCGGACGGCCTACAAGAAAGATCCGGGAACTTGGGCGGCGGCGCCTACAAAAAAACCTTTGCAATGGATAACATTAATCTAAGTCTTGAGCAATTGGGGCGGCTTACCGGAAAGACCCCCGACGAACTGCAAACGTCGCTATTCGTCGACGGTGAAGAAGGAAAAGTCTTGGCGGAAGATGCGGAAGCCAAATTGTCGACCTTCTTTTCCTCTAAGTTTAAGTCCGTTGGGGACGACTTCCACAAAAAGGGCTTTAAACAGGCATGGGAAAAGATAGGCGAAATTACTTCCAAAGATCCCGACTTCGACCCGAAAGGAAGGCAAGGCGAAGAATTGTTGTCCGCTTACATTCAATTTAAAGCAGAACAGGCGGCCAAACGTGCTTCTACCCTTTCCGAAGAAGACTTGGAGAAAAACCCGCTTGTTTCCTCATTCCTGGAAAAGCGAACCCAAGCACAACGCCAAAAGGTCGAAGAATTAAAGTCGCAATTTGAACGCGAAAAAGGCGAATTCTTGACGCAAACCAAGCGCACGATTGCGCGGTCGAAGTTGGTCGAAGCGATCCCCCCGGGATCCCTTGGCGACGACCAGGACGAAGCGAAAAGAAGACTTGCCGTCTTGTTCGAATTGTTGGACAACCGCTTGGACTTCGTTGTTATCGAAGGCGGGGAAACAAAGTTGGTCGATCCAAAAACCCACGAACCATTAACGGACGCGGAATTAAACCCGGTCCGTTATTCCGATTGGGTGCAAACGTTCAACCCGTTTCCCTCACAAACGCAAACCCCGGGGCGGCAAACCCCGGGCGCCAAGACTTCGCAACCTGGAATTTCCGGCGACATTCGGGTAACTTCGAAAGAAGACTACGAACGCCAATTGGCAAAAGCCGGGACGCGGCAAGAACGGGCGGCGGTTAACAACGCCTATGCGGACTTCCTTTTAAAGAATTCTCGCAAATAGGATCCTTCTTCCTTTGAGGTAAACAATGTTCCCCCTTATCTGGCAACGGATAGGGGTAAACTTATTTCTTCTTAACCCAAACAAAAAAACGAACTATGGCAGCCGGTGATTTTAGCGCTTCCGTACGATACAAGGCGCAAGCATTTTTGGAAGATATGTTCGGGGATATGACCCCCGCAATGAACGAATTTCGAACCCCCGCAAAGACGGTCGAACTTTTAATGTCAAGGCAAACGGCACGGACTACCCCGATAATGAAGGGGACCGTTTGCGTTGGACAGGACATTGTTTGGCTCAAATCCGGGGTTACTTCCGTGGACTACATCGGGACAACGGCGTCCGGCGCTTCGCTTACTTGCGACCTTGCGGACGGTCAAGAACTGGAAAGCGACGCCAAGACCTATGCCGACAACCTTTTCGCCGTGGCAACGGTCGACGTCGACGACGACAAATGCAACAATATGGTAGACTTCGCCCGGGAAAGCGCCTTGGCGTGGAGAAAGGCAATGACGGATCTAAAGGTCGTCCTAAACACGAACGCAATTTCGTTCTTGGACGCCAATATCCAACAAAACCTTTTTTCCGACGTCGCAAGCGTTGACGCGGGGGGCGGCGCCTGGGCGGTCGACGGTGACGGGGCAACGATCCTTGTTCCCCAAATCGACCTTAACAACCCGGACACCCTGGCCTATTTGGACGTATTGGCCCAAAACAACCTACTGGAAGACTTCTTTATCCTTTCCGGTTGGCAAAACTTCTATACGTCCAACTACAATGCAGACTTTAAGCGCCTCAACGACAACGAACGCGCTTTGATCGAACAATACCGCGCACACGATGTAAACTTCGACGTCCGGTCCTTGGATCAGACCTTGGGGGCGGCTTCCTCCTTCCTTATCAACCCGTCGTCTTTCGCCTACTGGAATACCGCTTGGTCGGCCGTGGATCCAATCCAAGTCGACTACGACAAATGGGAATTCCGGTTGGAAGATCCGGTATTGAAGATCCGGGATAACGGCACCCTTCGCCCGGTTTATTACGAAGTCGTTTACCAAAAGTTGTGCAAGAACCGGGATTCGAAGACCCGCCACCGCTTTACCCACCGGTACGAAGTTAAGTACATCGGCGGACGCGACGTTGCACCCGCCGGGGTCCAAAGCGAAACGGGGATCGTCAAGATCCAAGGCGTTGCCGGTCTGTAAGAACCTCCAACAACCCAAGAAGATCCGGGGGGGCGGCCCCCCCCGGATCTTAATTCTTCAACAAAAAAAAACAACAACCCAATGAAACGGCCTTTTTTCATTCTGGCATTGTTCGGCGCTCTACTGGCAACCCTTTTTGCCTTCCGGACGACCACCAACAACGACGCGACAACCTCCGAAGAATACGGCATCGTCTACGGCGAAAGCGGCGCCTTTGCGCCTGTATCCCTGGAAGACCTCAATTCGGCGCTGACGGCTTCGACCAATCCCGTCTACCAAACCGGGGAAACGATCGACACGATTGCAAACGCGGCCAACGATACCCTTACTTTCGCGCCCAATCTCATTTCCAAGTGGATCTATAACCATACGGTCGACGTTACGTCCCTATCCGGTACGGTAAACATTATCGCCATTTTGCAGGAAAACAACGAACGGACCGGCGGTACATGGTACGAAGTGGAACGGGACACCCTGGCAGCAGCCGGACAAATCCGATTGCATGGGGCGTACAACGCTTCGAAAAATTCCCAAGTTACCGGTTTCGTTAAGGGGCTTCGACAACGCCTTGTCTTGGACGGATCCGGGACGCAATCGTCCCGGTACATTCACAACGGGACCTATAAAAAAGAATAAGTCTTAAGCGTGTTTCCATTGTACAACCCCCCGGGGGCGGTCCCCCGGGGGTCCCCTTACACCCTCACAATGTAAAGACCTATGAAACGAACTTCTTTTATTGTTGGCATTGCTTCGATACTGTTTTGCATTCTCCTTGTTTCGAAAAGTCCGGATCCCGTTACTCCTTCAATGACGAAAGCGGAAGAAACGATAAGACACAAAGACGAACGCGGCGCCGTACACGAACACCAAACCGGGCGCAAACAAAAAGTAAATGGATTGCTTAAGTAACCTTATTGGGCTAACCGACCGGACTTGTGATTGTTGGGACGATAGCAAGCCGGAAACTTGGGCGGACGTAAACGCTTCGGATAGTGGTCTATTTGTAACCGACCCGGAATACGGATACGAAGCATTGGACCGGATCTTTGCGAATGCGGATTGCGGGGACGGGTCGATATGGGACCTTTTGCAACGCTCAAGGACAAAGGCAATTTCCAACTTTGTTACCGACTTGGGCGCCCAAATACAAAGTCTTTACAAAAACCGGGCGCAATTCGCCGGGACAATCGGACGTCCGAACGCTTCAAGGGTCGAACCCCGGGGGCAAGAATATATCGGAATGATCCTTTACCCAAGGTTGCTGCAAGGGGCAAAATTCATTGTAACCCATATCCATATTGGGACCAACTTTTCCGGGGACGTTGACGTCGTTTTAACCTCCAACAACGGGGACTATTTTACACCCGTTACGACGACAATTACCGGCATCGCCAACCGCTTTGTAAGGGCGGCGGTCGATACTCCAATCGAACTTCCCTTCTATTCGGCATACCGGGAAGGGGACTTGCGTTATTACGCCTATTATTCGACGGCCGGGGGGACAATTCAACCCTTGGGTAACTCCTTCTATTGTTGCGGGGGCAAGTCGAAACATGAAAAATTTTTGAAGGCGGGGGGCTTCGGGGTCGACACCTTAACCGACCTTGGAGAAGTTACCGCCAAAGGATCCGGCGCCAACGGTCTTTCCCTGGAAGGGTACTTGTATTGTTCCGGGGTTGATTGGCTGTGTGACCTTGACACAATAGGCGGGTATTCCCTAAAAATGGTCGTTGCAAGGGCTATCCAAATGAAGGCGGCGGCGTTGCTCTATTCAATGGATAACGATTCGACCAGGATAAACCGTTTTACCGAACCGTCGTCCGGGAACATCGACCGAATGATCCGACTTAACGAATTGTACTTTAATCAAATAGTTTGGATTAGTCAAAACTTGCCAGTTTCGGCCGTCGATTGCTTACTATGCAACGACACGGCAACCGGGCGGATCCAAAAGAAAGCGTTAATCGTTTAAATCTCAAGCAATGGCACTAATTAACTTCCTCACTTGCCCGGAAGATTGCGACACCGACGTATTGTTGCCCGCAATTTCGCAAGACCAGGATTGTTCGACTTGGGTCCCGAAAGATTCGCAAGTGTGCGACCTGTTTATCGTCCCGACGGGGGCGCCGGATCCTTTTTCTTGGACGGTACCGGCAACCCCGGCGGATGCAACGACGATCGACAACACGGAAGCACTCAACGCGGCGCCAAAACGTCTTGTTGGGGAAGGCGGAATAGCGGTCCCGGAAAAGCGGATAATCGAATATCCCAAGAAGAAGTCCAGAATTGCCGACCGTGACTACACGCTGCAAATGCGCTTCCGTAACCTAACCGACGAAATGTACGCCTTCCTTCGCCAATTTCAATGCGGTTGGACCAACTTTACGTTTTACTACGCAACGGTTGGGGGGCGCCTTTTCGGGAAGCAAAACGCGGGGATCCCGGTACAACGGGTCGACGTCGACTTCCCCTTGGGTGAAGGACGCGACGACAAAGAAGAAGCAATCTTAACGATCGTTTGGAATGCGGACGGTGACCCCGACCGTTGGCCAAACCCGTTCGCCTAAAAGTAAGATCCTTGGGGTATGGCAATAAATACCTTCCTTTCTTGTCCGGACGATTGCGACGACGACTTGTTGTTGCCTGGAATTCCACAAGACCAGGATTGTACGAATTGGTACCCCAAGGATTCCCAAGTAGGCGACTTGTTTTTATTCCCCTCTACGGCGCCCAAGCCTTCCGATTGGACGGATCCTAATACTTGGTCCGGGACGATAAACAACGTGGATACCTCCAACGCGGCGGGAAAGTGGATCGTTGGCGAAGGCGGGGTCGATGCGGTCCAAATTACCCTCCTTTCCCTTCCCAAGAAGAAAGAACGGGTAACGGGTCGAACGTTCGTCCTTTCCTTCGAGATCGACCATTTAAGCGGGTCGATGTACGCTTTTCTTCGTGCTTTTCAATGCGGTTGGACCAACTTTACGTTTTTTTACCGGACCGTCGGGGGGCGCCTTTTCGGGGCGGACGGGGGGATAATTCCAATATCCGTCGACGTCGACTTCCCATTGGACGAAGACCGGGAAGAATTCGAAACGGCGGTCGTCGGAATAACCTTTGAAGCAGACGCAACCCCGGACCGGGTAGACGGATCCGGCTTAGACGATGTTTTGGCCACGCTCAACCCGTGGATAACACCCGACGGCGACGAATGGGTAACCCCGGACGGCGACGCCTGGGTATGGTCCCCCTAAACAAAATTCAATGAAGAATATTTTTCTATTTGGCTTCCTCCTTCTTGCAACCATTTCTTTTGCCCAAGTGCGACCGGATAACTTCCCTTTGCAAACGGCGCCGGATTCGTCGAACTTCGAAGTATATTCCCAAAAGAACGGAATAACAAGGCGGGCAAACCTTTGGGCGCTCAAGAAGTATTTTGCCCCCTATATTAAGGCAACCCCAATTGCATACGTCCCGGCATCAACCGGTAATACCCTGGATCTTTCGACTTTCGCACTTACCGGCGGCGATTCGCTGTACTACATCGACGGCGCCGGACGGGCGGCGTTAATTTACGATCCAAATACCTTGCAATCGTTGACCCTTTCAAACGATACCCTTTACCTATCCGGCGGCGGTGGGGTCTACTTGGGCGGCGGCGGCGCCGGTATTACCGACGGGGACAAAGGCGACATAACGGTATCGGGATCCGGCACGGTATGGGATATAGACGCGGGGACCGTTGGATCCACGGAGGTAACGGATAACAGTTTGGCGGCCGGGGATCTTTTGGTCGACGTCATATCGTCCGTGGACGGGGTAGCGAATGACGGGGGGAACATTGACCTTGTAGCGGGCGCAAATGTGACAATAACCCCGAACGACGGCGCCAATACCATTACCATTGCGGCGACGGACACGGATACCCAATTGTCCGAAGAACAAGTCGAAGACTTTGTCGGGGGAATGCTTACGGGTAACACGGAAACAGGGATAACGGTTACTTATGAGGATACCGACGGAACAATCGACTTCGTGGCGACGGATCCTTCCTTGAGCAACGAAGGGTCCCTAACCGTCGGGGCGGGGACGTCGACGACGTCGACCATTTCTTCCAATACTTCCGGATCTACGGACGTAACTTTGGAAGCGGGGGCAAATATTCTTATTTCGGAAACAGGCAATACCATTACGATTGCGGCGTCTTCGGGAACTGCAACCGTCGGGGACGGCGACTACGGGGATATTGTGGTATCGGGAACGGGTACGGTATGGGATATAGACGCGGGGACCGTCGGATCCACGGAGGTAACGGATAACAGCTTGGCGGCCGGGGATCTTTTGGTCGACGTCGTATCGTCCGTGGACGGGGTAGCAAACGACGGGGGGAACATCGACCTTGTCGCCGGATCCAATATCACAATAACCCCGGACGACGGCGCCAATACCATTACCATTGCATCGACGGACACGGATACCCAATTGTCCGAAGAACAAGTCGAAGACTTCGTCGGGGGGATGCTTACGGGTAACACGGAAACAGGGATAACGGTTACTTATGAGGATACCGACGGAACAATCGACTTCGTGGCGACGGATCCTTCCTTGAGCAACGAAGGATCCCTAACCGTTGGGGCGGGGACGTCGACGACGTCGACCATTTCTTCGAATACTTCCGGATCCACGGCGGTAACCCTGGAAGCGGGGACGAATATTACCCTTTCAGAAACGGGCAATACCATTACGATTGCGGCGGCAATTGGGGCGGCCGGGTCCCCTGTTTACGGGGAAGCGTACAACGCAACAAGCGACGCCTTGGCAATAACGGCCGGGGTCCCGGTAATTTCGGACGGTATGGTCGCCGGATCGACGAACGGTTTTTCGTATTCGGCCGGACGTCTTACATATTCGGGGGCGTCCGCAATGTTTTTTGTCACCTATTCGGCGGAAATTCATTCGACGGCGACGGGATCCCTTACAAAAGTTTGGATCTACAAAAACGGATCTTCCGTTGCGGACACATACCGGGAAGAATACGCGGAAGCTGCAAGCGAGAAAGAAAACATAACGACCGGCGGCCTAATCTCTTTGGATAGTTTGGACTACCTGGAAGTTTTTTTCGATGCTTCGGAGAATGCAACGATAACGATTGAAAGCGCCAATATTTCGACAATCCGGGTTGGTAATTCTTCCGGCGGCGACGGCGTATCCGACGGCGATAAAGGCGACATAACGGTATCGGGATCCGGCACGGTATGGGATATAGACGCGGGGACCGTCGGATCCACGGAGGTAACGGATAACAGCTTGGCGGCCGGGGATCTTTTGGTCGACGTCGTATCGTCCTTGGACGGGGTAACCAATGACGGGGGCAATATTGACCTTGTAGCGGGCGCAAATGTGACGATAACCCCGAATGACGGCGCCAATACCATTACCATTGCGGCGACGGACACGGATACCCAATTGTCCGAAGAACAAGTCGAAGACTTCGTCGGGGGGATGCTTACGGGTAACACGGAAACAGGGATAACGGTTACTTATGAGGATACCGACGGAACAATCGACTTCGTGGCGACGGATCCTTCCTTGAGCAACGAAGGATCCCTAACCGTTACGGCGGGGTCCGGTACGACGTCCGTTATTTCCTCCAATACGTCCGGATCCACGGACGTAACATTGTCGGCAAGTACCGGTCTTTCCATATCAGAAACAGGCAATACCATTACCCTAACCAATACCGGGGACACGAACGCGGGGGACGACTTGACGACGTCGACAAGTTTTTCCGGCGATGTTTCCGGATTATACAGCAACTTGCAACTTGGGGCAAACGTCGTCGGTACGGCGGAAGTAGACGGCACCTTAACGGCGGCGGATCTTGCGGTAAACGTCGTTTCTTCCGTCGAAAACGTCACCAACGACGGGGGGAACATCGACCTTGCGGCAAGCGGCATTGTAAGCATAACAGGCGACGACGGCGCTAATACTATTACCATTGGCGTTGCCAAGGTCAAACAAATAAAAGGCGCAACAATCGAAAGTCCTGGAAGCAGCGAAAACATTTCCCTTTTTTACACGGACCATGCGATAACCATTACCAGGGTATCCGACGTCGTCCGGGGGACAACCCCTTCCGTAACGTATAACATTCGACACGCAACGACCAGGGATAGCGGGTCGCCAAATGATGTTTTTGGATCAAATAGGACGGTTACTTCTACTTCCGGCGCAACTACGACGACGTTTAGCGACGCGACGATACCGGCTAACTCTTGGGTCTGGCTTATCACATCTGCAACATCCGGAACAATTACGGATATAAATATTACCCTTCAATATGAGGCGGATTAAAGGATATTTAATTGTCGCACTTTTGCCCCTTTTTGGGGTTGGATACGCGCAAACGGTCGAAGAATTCGTCGGGGACGGGACTTGGTCTAAACCAAGTGGAGTTACCCAAGTAATTGTCGAATGTTGGGGCGGGGGAGGCGCCGGGGGCGGCGCAACCACGAACGGCACGGGCGGGGGCGGCGGCGCCGGGGGGCAATATGCAAAAAAGACGGTTACTTATAGTTCCGGGGCGGCCTCTATTTCGTACACGGTAGGCGGCGGCGCCGTGGGTAATACGGGAAATGGAGGGACCGGCGGCGAAACAAGTTGGAATAGCGGCGAAGTCGTAGCAAAGGGCGGCGCCGGGGGCGTGGCAAACAACGGAAGCGGGGGGACCGGATCAACAAGCGGGGGCGTTGGCGACATTGTTTACGCGGGCGGGTCCGGGGCGGCCGGGGCTACAAGTTCCGGCGGCGGCGGCGGCGGCGCCGGGTCTACGGGAACCGGGAAGAATGCTTCGGGAACAACGGCGGGCGGCGCAACAAGTGAAAACGGCGGCGCCGGGGGTAATGGCAGATCAACAAGCGGGGCCGGTTTAGCCGGAAGTACCTTTGGCGGCGGCGGCGGCGGCGGGAAAAAGACGACGACGACCAATAGGGCGGGCGGCGCCGGGGCGCAAGGAATGATAAGAATTACCTATACTGTTAACCCAAGAAGGGTTTTTATAATTAACTGACTATGAAAGTATTGTATTTTTTCCCCTTTTTGCTTCTTCCCTTCTTTTTGAAGGGGCAAACACCAACCGGAAGTGTACAAATACCGTCGGGTACAACGGCGCAACGTCCAACTTCCCCGGGGGTCGGTGAATTCCGTATTAATACGGATTCGTTAAAAGTCGAATTTTGGTCCGGGTCCGCTTGGGTCCTTTTGGGGGTAGGCGGCGGCGGCGGCGTATCCGACGGGGACAAAGGGGACATTACCGTATCGTCTTCCGGGACGGCATGGAATATCGACGCGGGGGTCGTCGGATCCACGGAGGTAACGGATAACAGTTTGGCGGCCGGGGATCTTTTGGTCGACGTCATATCGTCCTTGGACGGGGTAGCAAACGACGGGGGCAATATTGACCTTGTAGCGGGCGCAAATGTGACAATAACCCCGAACGACGGCGCCAATACCATTACCATTGCGGCGACGGACACGGATACCCAATTGTCCGAAGAACAAGTCGAAGACTTTGTCGGGGGGATGCTTACGGGTAACACGGAAACAGGGATAACGGTTACTTATGAGGATACCGACGGAACAATCGACTTCGTGGCGACGGATCCTTCCTTGAGCAATGAAGGGTCCCTAACCGTCGGGGCGGGGACGTCGACGACGTCGACCATTTCTTCGAATACGTCCGGATCCACGGCGGTAACCCTGGAAGCGGGGACGAATATTACCCTTTCAGAAACGGGGAATACCATTACCATTGCATCGACGGCGGCCGGAATATCCGACGGGGACAAAGGGGACATTACCGTATCGTCTTCCGGGACGGCATGGAATATCGACGCGGGGGTCGTCGGATCCACGGAGGTAACGGATAACAGTTTGGCGGCCGGGGATCTTTTGGTCGACGTCATATCGTCCTTGGACGGGGTAGCAAACGACGGGGGCAATATTGACCTTGTAGCGGGCGCAAATGTGACAATAACCCCGAACGACGGCGCCAATACCATTACCATTGCGGCGACGGACACGGATACCCAATTGTCCGAAGAACAAGTCGAAGACTTTGTCGGGGGAATGCTTACGGGTAACACGGAAACAGGGATAACGGTTACTTATGAGGATACCGACGGAACAATCGACTTCGTGGCGACGGATCCTTCCTTGAGCAATGAAGGGTCCCTAACCGTCGGGGCGGGGACGT